TATATAAGATATCTCAATATTCCATCAGTGCCTAATAACCTGATACTAGATTCGATAGAAGAAATTGAGGCATTGGAATCAGTCTGGCCTCAGAATTATGAGCACCCAGAGCGGTTCTTGCTTAAAAAGAATGCAAATAAAGATCTCGAAGAATTTCTTAGACCTTACTTCGACTTTGATATTACTACGAAGGTTTATTACCAGATAATTAGGTCAAGAAGTCCCAAGCATATAGACTTTAACCGAACTAGTTGTTATAATTATATTATCAATACGGGTGGAGAAAAGGTATCTACTAGTTGGTTTAATCTAACAAATAGTAAATTGCTTGAGCACAAAGAAATCATTCCTGATCGAGTGTGGCATAAAATACAAGTAGATGTACCTCATGTAGTGCAGGGAATAATACAAGATCGATTTGCATTAACTGTATTCGAATGGGATCCTGGAAAAACTCCTGCTGATATTCTGAGTTGGCACGAACAAGGATATTCAGCAGAAGAAATATCGAGAAAATTAATTAGATATGAACGAAAAATCATTGACAATTCTCTTGATATAGAGTAGAATGAACACAAAGTGCATTTTGATAAATGTAAGGATAAATAATTTGCGTATAGCTTTAATAACGGACACTCACTTCGGTGCTAGGTCGGATTCCATTCCGTTCGATAACTTCTTTGCAAAGTTCTACACGGAAACATTCTTTCCCCATCTGGAACGTGAAGGCATTAAGACTATTATTCACCTTGGCGATGTCTTTGACCGCCGCAAGTTTATAAATTATAATACCTTGAAGAAGTGCCGCGAGTATTTCTTTGACAAGACCAGTGATTTGGGCATCGATGTCCATATGATTGCTGGTAATCACGATACTTTCTTCAAGAATACTAATGATGTAAACTCTCTGGATCTTCTTCTCCGTGAGTATGAGAACATCATTACATATTCAGAAGCAGAAGAAATCAGATTAGACGGAAAGAATCTACTGCTTGTTCCATGGATTTGTTCGGGCAACTATGCAGAAACTATGGAGGTAGTAAAGAAAAGCAATGCACAAGCAGTATTTGGACACTTTGAGTTTTCAGGTTTCGAAATGTATCGTGGGCATAAAAATGATCACGGAATGGACACTGTTGACTTTGATAGATTTCCTCTCGTTTGTAGCGGTCATTTCCATCATCGCAGTCGGTCTGGTAACATTGTCTATCTTGGTAATACCTATGAGTTTACTTGGAATGATTATAATGATCCGAGAGGCTATCACTTATATGATACGGAAACAAATGAGGTAGAATTCTTTGAGAACCCATTTAAAATCTTCCATAAAATCTATTATGATGATACTAATGGTGACCCTTCTGCTATCGACCTTCTACCTATGGTTGGATCTTGTGTTCGTTTGGTAGTTGTGAAGAAGACAGACTTCTATAAGTTTGACCGCTTTGTTGATAAGCTGTATGACCTAAATCTAATTGAACTTAAAATCATTGAAGACTTTTCTGAATTTGAAACAGAAGCTACGGATGATGAAGAGTTAAATGTAGAAGATACTATGTCTGTTCTCTCAGATTTTGTTGACACTATTCAAACCGATCTGGAAAAGAACCGTATTAAGTCTATTCTACAGACACTCTATGTTGAGGCACAGAACGTTACAGTATGATTATTTTTAACACTATTCGTTGGAAGAACTTTCTTTCCACGGGCAATCAGTTTACTGAAATTAAACTAGACCGTTCACCCAGTACCCTCATAGTCGGTGAAAACGGCGGCGGCAAGTCCACGATGCTTGATGCATTGTGCTTCTCTCTTTTCGGTAAGCCGTTTCGCAACATCAACAAGCCGCAGTTGGTAAACTCCATTAACAAGAAGCAACTTCTGGTTGAGGTAGAATTTCACACAGGCAGTAAACTGTATAAGATTGTTCGCGGCATCAAGCCCGGTCTTTTTGAAATCTATGTTGATGGCGAACTGTTGAATCAAGATGCGGCCGCTAGAGATTATCAAAAGTATCTTGAGGAATCCATTCTCAAGTTGAACTACAAGTCTTTTACCCAGATTGTCATTCTAGGTTCGGCGTCATTCACCCCGTTCATGCAGTTACCTTCTGGTACCCGCAGAGAAATCATCGAAGACCTACTTGATATTCAAATCTTTACCACAATGAATGTGGTGTTGCGTGACAAGATGAATGCTCTTAAAGATCAATTACAAGATGCCGACGGTAAGCTGGAAGTTTTAAAGCAGAAAGCATCAATTCAGAAAGAATATGTTGACACCCTAGAAGCGAATCGAGAGAAGAGAGTCGATGAAATATTGGAACGTATTGAGACTGGCGAAGGGAAGATATCGAGTCTTACCAATCTCACCAATGATCTGGCGGGGCAGAAAGTTTCGATTGAAGAAACCCAAAAAAATCTTGGAGACCTCGCGACCAAGCAAAAGAAACTCGACTCCTTTAAAACCAAATTTTCCGCACAACTCCGTGATCTTCAAAAAGAGGTTGCTTTCTACGAGGAAACAGATGAGTGTCCTACATGTCAGCAAGGGATTGCCCACGACCATAAAGAAACTATCGTCTCATCAAGACAAGAGAAAATTCAAGAACTCTCTTCTGGAATGGAGAAACTCCAAGAAGAATTTACAAAACTTGAAGAACTCATTGCGGAAAATGAGGTTCTTTCCGAACAAATTTCTGGGTTGAATACTGAGATTATCACGCACAATAATGAAATCATTGTTCAACAGAGATTGATTCAGACTCTTAATTTGGAACTGGCTGATATTACATCTAAAACCGGTAATATAGATACTGAGAAAAATAAGTTAAAAACTTATGCTAAGGAAGTTCTGTCTCAGAACGAAGAAAAGGCCAAGTTGAATGAAGAAAAGCATTACATGGATGCTGTCTCCACTCTCCTCAAGGATACTGGTATTAAGACTAAGATTATTCGGCAGTATCTTCCAGTTATCAATAAACTGGTGAATAAATACCTACAGTCCATGGACTTCTTTGTGCAGTTTAATCTGGATGAGAAGTTTGATGAAACTATCTTCTAATCTTGGACGAGGTATTTGATAGTTCTCTTGACAACAACGGTACCGATTACGTTATGTCTCTACTTGATACATTGGGTGAAGACACGAATGTATTTGTTATCAGTCATAAGGGCGACCAACTCTTTGATAAGTTCCGCAGTCTTATTAAGTTTGAAAAGAAAAATAACTATAGTGAAATGGTGATATAATGGAATTAATTAAATTTACTGACCCAACACTTCGGGTAGAGCCAACAGCTTTTGAATTTGGCAAAGAAGATGCTAAAGATTTGGTAGATAGACTATGGACAAAATGTCGTGAACTTCGAGGTTTAGGTTTATCTGCAAATCAGGTAGGAATTGATGCCAAAGTTTTTGTGATGGGTTCAGATGATGATAATCGCAAGAATGTATTTAACCCAAAGATTGTTTCCTCGTCGGAAGAAACCAATCTAGCTAAAGAAGGCTGCCTAAGTTATCCTGGTCTGTGGCTTTCTATCAAACGCCCAGCCGCCATCACTGCCTCATATCAGAATGTAGAAGGTGAATATATAGTAGAAGAGTTCACGGGATTGCCCGCTAGAATTTTTCAGCATGAATATGATCATATGCTTGGGTTGAATTTCTCTGACCATGCTTCTGAAATGAAAATGAAGATGGCTATGAAGTCACTAGAAAAACGAGCAAAAAGGTATATTAGAAAATATGTCCAACACAACCTATGATTTCGGATTTACATTCGAAGACCCAACCGAAACTGTGGTTCACGTTCGAGAACCATATAATCCTAACGACGATATAGGTGCCAGCGATCTTAAAGATGAGATTATGGCCAAACTCTATGATCTTGAAGCCAGACTTCTCACGGTAGACCAGTCAACACTTATCTCAGAACATAAGCGGCTGGTAGAAATGGAAGTTTCTGAAAAGTTGAAGCAGGTAGAAGATTTAATTTTACCTTTAATGTATAACCTGATGAAAAATCCTGAAAAGGAATACATCCACTGGCCGAATAGGACACCCATAATTGATAACCAAATTGAAAAGATCACCGCAATCACAAGATACTATGAACGAGTTTGATGGTCCTTCTAAGGCTAGATACTTTGCGCAACCTGTAGCTACTGTAGTAAATCTATATCTGTGCGGCGAAATTAAAGCTGCCGAAGAATATGTAGAATGGTTCCAGTTATTTCGAGCGGCTGGCGAGACAGATACTATCTACATTCGTATCAATAGTGAAGGTGGCGACCTGTTTGCCGCTCTCCAGATAGTAAGAGCAATTCAAGAATCAAATGCTACTATCGTTTGTTCGGTAGAAGGCATCTGTATGTCGGCTGCAACTCTTATCTTCCTTAGTGCGGACCGCTTTGAACTATCTGACCATACCATGTTTATGTTTCACAACTATTCAAGTGGCACCATTGGTAAAGGCGGCGAAATGTATGACCAAATCACACACTTCCGTGCATGGTCTGAGAAGTTGTTTGCTTCTTTCTATAAAGACTTCCTGACGCCAGAAGAAATTAAGTCTATGCTTGATAACAAGGACATCTGGCTTGATGCGGAAGAAGTTGCCAAGCGTTTGAAGAACCGTATCGAAGCAGACGCAGAAGAAGAGGCTCCAAAGCCCAAGAAAACTCGAAAGAAAGCCCCGCCTGTATAAATACTACTTGACATTCACTCACGAATCGAGTAGTATATAAATATGATTGGTTTTAAAGAGTTTATAAGTGAGTCGCAAGACAGTGCCGGATTAACTATCTGGGATATTGACGAGACATTGTTCCGTACCAAAGCCCGTGTCCATATCGTCAAAGACGGTAAGATAATCAAGACACTGGGTAACAAGCAATACAATACATATAATTTACAGCCGGGTGAATCCTTTGACTTTAGCGAGTTTAGGGACGCCCGGCATTTTCGTGACACCAGCGAACCTATCGCTAAAGCGATTCGCAAATTGATTGCAATGCATAAAAATATTAAGGCCCGTGGCAGTAAGATGATTGTCATTACCGCTCGGTCAGATTTCGATGACCGTGATATTTTTCTGGATACATTTCGTCAACAAGGTATCGATATTGATGATATCCATGTTCACCGTGCTGGCAATCTAGGCGCTATGCCG